GGATGAGAGGCCGGACGAATCGACACTAAACGAAATGGAGGATTTGTGATGGCGCGGGAACTACCAATAAGGAACGGGCGGCTGACGACAGACCTTGACGCTAACGGGCATAGGATCAAGAACTTGCCGCCCGGAGAGGGCTTTACGCAAGCGCAGGCGGACTGGGGCGAGACTGATTCGACGAAGCCGTCGTTCATAAAGAGGAAGCCGACGATACCCGCGCCCGTGACGGTGGACTCCGCGCTCTCCGAGACCTCCACGAACCCCGTCCAAAACAAGGCGGTGAAGGCTGCGGTGGACGCGAAGTGCACGGTGGCGGAGGCGGTCACGGAGGTGACGCGGGTCGGCGATTGGGAATGGACGAGCAACGCGGGACTTATTCCTCGCCCCACGTCATTCCCCGACTATAATGACGGCAATGTGTATGTTGATTACGGATCGGGGCCTACATGGAACCATCCTGATGCGCCGGAGGGCACATGGGGTGCATTCATAACCATCTATGCATGGGATGACGCTTACGATGAGACAGGAGGCTATGGGCCTAACACAATAATCTATCCAGACACCGATCCGGTAAGCGGAAGTGCGACGGACGATACCGTTGTTTTTTCAAGTTTGTCATCTCCGCAATATGGCACCTTCACGGCGCGGAGGCGCAACGCCCTCGGACTCGCGCGGCTCTCTGATTTGCCAACGAAGACGAGCGACTTGCAGAACGACAGCGGGTTCCTGACGAGCCATCAGAGCCTCGATGGGCTGATGCCGAAGTACGGCTTCGAGACGGCGAGCGTTGGTACGGGCAATACTCTTACGGTCGCTCCGTACACGGTCGCCACATGCACGCCGACGAGCGGGGCTTCGTTCACGGTTGCGATGGGCGCGCTCCCTACGGGCGTGACCGGCAAGGCGCGGGACGCGGTGCTTGTGATTGACTGCTCCGCGCTTTCAGAGGGCGATGAGCCTACGGTCACATGGGACACGCACTTCCATCCGCGCACGGACGCGGGGACGGACTTCGCGTGCGAGGCGGGGACGCGGAACGTGTACTACATTTCAGAGTACGCCACAGGCGAGTTCGCGGTCGGCGGCTGGACGGAGACTGCGGGAGGCAACGCATGATAGCGGCGGCGCAGATATACTTGGGGCGCGGCGCGGGTGGCGGCGGCTGGGTCAATCCGTATGTGACTGACGGGCTTGTGGCGATGTGGGACGGCGAGTGGAACGTCGGGCCGGGCGTGCATGACCCTAACGCGACGATGTGGAAGAATTTAGCAGGGAAAAATTACGATATAAACTGCGGCAACACGGGCTACTTTTCGGGCGATGCTTTTATTTTTACCGGAGCCGCAGGAACTATTCAAAATTGGGAAATTGGCAACGAAAGCATTGGGAATTTGTCCGTCTGTGGACTTTCTGAACTCAATTCGTTTTTCGCTTTTACATCGAGTCGGTATTGCGGCAGAATGTTTGCAATTCTTCCGTCGAGTAATAGAGGTTTCCAATTCCAGACAGGTCGTGCCGCTATGTTCCAGGACTGGTACTCTGATCCGTGGAGTGTCGCGGCGAATTACGACACAATACTGTCAGACACGTTCTACAACGGCGAGCTGAAACCCCATACAGCCGGAACTTCCTCATGGCTTTCTTCGTCTTATGGCGCATCTATTGGTTATTATGGCGGCAACACATATCCATACAGAGGCAGAATCTACAACCTCCGCCTCTACTCCCGCGCTCTGACCGCCGAGGAAATCGCCGCGAACTACGCGGTGGACAGAGCAAGGTTCAATTTACCATAAGGAGACTTCATATGGCAACGACATACTACCGCTACAACGCACTCACCCGCGTCCTCTCCAAAGAGCCGCGCTACATCGTGACGCTCGACGGGCGAACAATCGTCAATCCCACGGCAGAGCAGTACGCCACGCTCCGCGATGCCTACCCCAAGGGCGATGACGCGCCCATGCCCGAACCTCAAGAGGGTAAGGTCGTTGAGTACGGCGGCTATGCGCTGGGCGACGATAAGAAGTGGCACAAGCAATGGACGCTCGTGGACGAGCCGCCGAAGCCGCCGAGAACATTTAGTAAACTGCGCATAGTGGCGGCATTGACTTCGGCTGGCGTGTGGGCACAGGTCAAGTCCTACATCGAGCAGGCGGGGCTTTACGATTTGTACCTTGCGGCGCAGGACTTCCGCGAGGACAACGAATACTTCACGAAGGGCAGGGCCGCGCTCCAGACCGCTCTCGGCTGGACGAACGAGCAGGTGGAGGCGGTGCTACAAGAGGCGGCGATATGAGTGCGGCAAGATGTTGCAGGATACGGCAATCTAAAAGGAGGCAGACTGAATATGCTTGAAGCACGAAGACTTGAATTGCAATCGCAGATGGACGCCGCGCTCGCCGCTTTGAGCGAGGCGCAACGCCAGGCGGCGCAGACGCAGACCGTGACGGTTGTCGTGGAGGGCAACTGATGGGCGAGAGTGCGGAGATTTACGAGCGGCTCGGCAAGATCGAGCAGACGCTTGCGCGCATCGACGAGCGGACGAAGGTGCACAGCGACCATGAGGAGCGCATTCGGGCGCTGGAGCGCGAGAGCGACAAGCGCAAGGGCGTGATGGCCGCGTTGTCGTTCTTCTCGTCCATCATCGGCGGCGTCCTCGTATGGCTGTTCAAGTCTTTCTTCGGAGGGCACAACTGATGCCCGGATTCAACTTCAACTTCAATGCACGCCAGGGCCACCGCGATTACGGACGGCATCGCAGCTATTCCATATCCGTATCATCTCCTGTGTTTTACCTTGATGCGACTGGTACAGCGTGCTCCATCTTCAGCATGGAGGCGGCATGACCGAGGACGAAGCCAAGATAGCAATGCGCGAAATATGGGACGCCGGGCTGTACGGGCGGGAGTTCGTCACCCACCTCACGGCCAAGCAGGTCGCCGCCGCGTGCAACGGCATCGGGCCGGAGAGCTGGCCGCCGTCGCGCCGCGCGAAGCTCGACAAGTGGCTTGCCGTATTCCGGCGTGCGGCGGACGTGCACGATTGCCGCTTTACCTACGACAACGACGGCACGCGGCAGTCTTTTGACATGGCCAACGACGAGATCGAGAAAAATTGCCTGATATTGGCAAACCTCAAGTATGCGTGGTACAACCCGGTCCGATACTTCGCGCGCCACGCGGCGCACCTCATGGGGAAGGCGTGCAGGGATTTCGGATGGGAGGCATACGATGAAGCTTACAAAAAACACAAAGAGGAGGAAAATCAATGCACAGAATGATGATGATTGCTGCCGCGTGTGCGGTGGCGCTTTCGATAACCGGCTGCAAGTCGGTGACGGTCACACGGTACGCGGAGCGCGTTCAGCTCGACGCGAACGGGAACGCAATCTGCACCAACGGGGTGCCGGTTGTGCTCGACGGTGGCTGGGAGGTCTCGTATTGGCAACACTGGCAGCTTGTGAAGTTCGACGATATGTCGGCAGGCGTGGAGCCTGGCAAGATCTCGTTTAAGATCGGCGGCTACTATTCCGCAGCGGACTCGAACCTGGTTGCGCTCGTGAATGTATCCCTGCAAGGTGCCGCCGAGCTCGCGGCGAAGATCGGCACGGCCATCGCCACCTGCGGAGGCTCTGCGGCGGCTGAAGGCGGTGCGGCGGCGATTGCGAGCCTCGCCAAGACGGCCTACGCGAAGTTCAAGGCGAAGGGCGGCAACGAGGCGAAGGCGGTCGTGGCATCCGCCGCCGACGGCACCGTGACGGTGACGGACGGCACGGTAGGCGTGCAATGCAAGGATGGCGTTTGCGAATATTGCCCGGACGGGCAGTGCAGCTACAATCCGGGGGAGGCGAAGTGAGAGGGCGGAAGCACGGCTCGGCGGGGACGCCTCGCCCTACCTGGGAGAGAGGGTGACGATGGGAGCGGCCGACTTCGACATGAAGCGCGTGAAGCGCGGCAGACCGTTCCGGTCCGTCTCTCTGGCGGACGGGATGCGCGTGGACGCGGCGGATGCGCACAGGGGCGGAGCGCGTTGCCGCGACTGCCCGAAGCATGGGCGTTCGTGGTGCCGAGTGTCGGCGCGGGTGGTCAATCCCAGCTCTCCGGCGTGCAAGTACGGCAAGGTGTTGATAACGGCGGCAAGGCGGGCGGAAAAGGAAAGGAGAAGGTTCAATGAAGATGGCAAGGCTTGACGAATCGATCAAGTGGTCGTCGCAGGAGATGGAGGCGGCGCGCAAGGAGCGGCTTGAATCCGTGCGGCAGTTCGTAGGGGCGCACTACGCGAGGAACGGCGCGAAGAAGAAGGTGCCGGTGAACATGCTGGCGATGGCGATCAACATCTACCTGCGGCTGCTGGCGGCGCGCGCGCCGAAGTGCATCGTCTCTACGGAGAGCCGCCAGCTCAAGCCGTTCGCGGCGGACATGGAGATAGTGCTGAACCAGCTGCCGAAGGAGATTGGGCTTCGCGACACGATACGGCGCGCGGTGGTGGAGGCGATGTTCTCGATCGGCATCGTGAAGGTGGGCATCGGCGGGACGAACGACAACCGCAACATCGGGGACGAGCCGTTCGTGTCGGTGGTGCAGCTGGACGACTACTTCTGCGACATGACGGCGCGGTCGTGGAGCGAGGTGCAGTACGAGGGGAACGACTACTGGATGAGCGTGGACGAGGTGAAGGCGCTCTACGGGAAGGAGCTTCAGCCGGAGGACTACAACGGCACGAACGCCGAGGGGCAGGAGCAGGCGGCGTCGATTTCGCAGAGCGGGGTTGGCGCGGTGTTCTCGCCGCGGGTGAGGCTCCGCGACGTGTATGTGTACGGGCAGAACAGGCTCGTGACGTACGTGCCGTCGACGATGGAGACGCTGCGCGACATCGCGTGGGACGGGCCGGAGGGGAGCCCGTACATCAAGCTGCGCTTCACGGACGTGCCGGGCAACCTGCTGCCGCTTCCGCCGGTGGCGGAGTGGCAGGACCTGCACAACCTCGCCAACGCGCTATTCCGCAAGCTGTCGGGCCAGGCGATGGCGCACAAGAGGGTGGCGGCGTTCCAGGGCGGGAGCGAGGACGACATCCTGCGGCTGAAGCGGGCGGGCGACGGGGAAGGCATCCGCTACACGGGCGGGAAGCCGGAGGAGATAGAGCTGGGCGGGGTGAACCAGCCGACGCTCGCGTTCTTCCTCTCGGCGTGGGACCGCTACAACATGATATGCGGGAACCTCGACTCGCTGGGCGGGCTTTCGCCGCAGAGCGACACGGCGACGCAGGAGAAGCTGGTGAACGAGGCGGCGAGCGCGCGGCTGAAGGACATGGGGGACAGCGTAGTGGACTTCGCGAAGGACATCTTCAGGCGGCTGGCGTGGTACGTGTGGACGGATCCCGTGAGGGAGCGCAAGTACGTGAAGGTGTTCGACCAGAAGCACGGCATATCGCTGGACAAGAGGTGGACGCCGGAGACGCGGGACGGGGACTTCCTGGACTACAACTTCGACATCGACGTGTTCTCGATGCAGGACGACGGCCCGGCGACGCGCATCCAGAAGCTGATGACGTTCTTCGAGCGGCTTGTGCTGCCGATGGGGCAGATGATGGCGGAGCAGGGCGCGACCATCGACATGAAGGCGGTGGTGGACTACGTGGCGCGGAACTCGAACCTGCCGGAGATGGCGGAGATGATCGTGTTCCAGGACAGGCCGCCAGCGGAGCGCGCGCCAGCGGGAGGATCGCCGAGGCCGGAGTACATCTCGACGAAATCGCCCGTGACGCACCACACCTACGAGCGGGTGAACCGCCCAGGCGCGACGAGGCACGGGCGGGACATGGTGCTCGCCACGCTTGCGATGGGAGGCAAGGCGCAGCCCGCCGACACGGCGGCGCTCGGCGCGGGGGTGACGATGACGTGAGTTAGTCGTTAGTCGTTAGTAGTTAGTCGTTAGGAGGGTTGAAATGTCGGTATATTGCTACACGGACGGCAAGGAGAGCGTGGAGCGCTGGTTCCCGATGGGGCGCGCTCCCAAGAGCTTCCGCCGCAACGGGCGCACGTTCAGGCGGGACTTCTCGGCGGAGGCCGTGGGTGTGCCGATGTCGAAGGGGTGGCCGATGGAGTGCGTCGCCTCGGGCGTAGCGCCGTCGCAGGCGGGGGAGCTGCGGGAGTTCTACCGCAAGAGCGGCGTGCCGACGGAGGTGACGGCGGACGGGAACCCGGTCTACCGCAACGCGGCGCACAGGCGGAAGGCGCTGAAGGCGCGCGGATTAAACGACCGCGCGGGCTACTTCTGACGCAACGAAGCGGAAAAAATGGGGAGATAGGGGGAATCGCCCGAAGAGACCGCTTGACAGGAAGCGAACAATGGTATAATCTGCGAGCAAAAGGGGAAAGACCATGGACGATAACGAACAGAAAGACATCGACGCCGCGATAGAGGCGGCAAGCGCAGAGGCGGAGGAGACCCCCGCCGCGACGGATGCGGACGCACCCGCTACGGACGCGGGCGCGGAAACCCCCGCGACGGACGATGCGCCGGAGGATGGCGGCGATGGCGGCAAGGGCGGGGACGCGCCGGAGGATGGCGCGAAGTTCTCGCCGGACGATGCGCTGGTGGAGCGTGCGGTGAAGGCGGGGCTTTCGCTCGCCGACGCGCGCTCGTTCACCTCGAAGGATTCCATGGAAAGGATCTTGGCGGCGCTGGAGGCGACGGCTTCCGCGCCGAAGGAAAAGGGCAAGGACGCACCCGGCGACGGAGTTTCCGCCGGTGACGGGGAGGGCAAAGGCGGCAACCCGCTGGACGAAATCCCCGAACTCTCCGAGGACGAAGGCTACGATGAAGGTCTCGTGGCGGCGTTCAACGGACTGCGCAGACTTGCGATACAGCAGAGCGAAACGATACGCAAGCTCGCCGAGGCCGGGAATGCCGCCAAGGCGGCGGACAGGTTCACGAAGCTCTGCGACACGCTGGATGAATCCGTGCGGAACGGCATGGACGAGACGGCGCGCGCGACCCTCAAGAAGCAGTTCGACATCCTCTCGGCGGGCTACAAGGCCACGAACACCGAGAAGAAGGACGCGGACATCTTCGCGGAGGCCGCAAAGCTCGCGCTCGGAGACCGCATTGCCGAGTCGGCTGCGGCCAAGAGGGCGGAGGCGCTGGAGAAGCGCAAGAGCCTCGCGCTTGCCAAGCCGGGTGGCGAAGGCGGAGCGGGGAGAAAGACAGGAGCGGGGTACGACGACGATCCGGCTGCGGCCGCCGCCGCCGAAATCCGCAAGGAACTTGGGCTGTAGGCCCACAACAGAAAGGAACTGAAAAATGGCTATTGCAGGAACTCAAACTTACAAAGGCAACTCGATTGCCAACATGGACCCGAAGAGCATCGACGACCTCGTCGCCGCCTCGCAGGAGAAGTGGATCGCGCGCAACAAGGCGACGAACCTCCTCTCCGACCTGACGCGGTACGTGGCGGCGGCGGAGCTTTTCGCCAAGCACAAGAAGACGTTCGAGGGCGGACTCGACTGGTGCTTCAACGTGATGGTGGCCTCTGACAACACGGGGAACGGCACGGCGAAGTTCGTGAAGCTGTTCGAGGAGGACGCGCTCAACCGCAAGGACGTGATCGTGAAGGGCAAGGTGTCGCCCTGCTTCCTCCAGGCGGGATACTACTACGACCTGCGCGAGCCGCAGCTGAACAGCGGCACGGACGTGCAGCTCGTGCGCTTCGTGTGGGAGCAGATGGAGCTGATGTACCAGTCGTTCTTCGACAAGATCGAGACCACGTTCTGGGGGAGCCCGACCTACAAGGCGGACCTCTCCACGATCCCGGCGGGCATCGGCTACTGGCTCCAGCGCCAGGCGAACGGGAGCGGGACGCACGGCGCGGGGACGCACCCGAACGGCGGGTTCGACGGCATGGACCCCGTCCTGCCGAACTCCAGCAGCGACTCGACGACGGCGGCGTGCCCGCGCGCCGGGATCGCCTCCAGCACCTATGCGCGCTGGGCGAACTGGGCGGCGCAGTACGCGGCGGTGACGAAGGCCGACCTCATCAAGAAGATGCGCTTCGCGGTGCGCGACACGGACTTCAAGAGCCCGCTGCACATCAGCGAGCCGAAGCTCGGCACGGGCCGCGCCATCTACTGCAACAAGGCGACCATCAGCGAGATGGAGGACATCCTTGAGGCGCAGAACATGAACCTCGGCAACGACCTCGCCAGCAAGGACGGCAAGACGATCTTCAAGGGCAACCCCGTGGAGTACGTGCCGTACCTGAACGGCGACGCGACCGACCCGGTGTACATGATCGACTGGGGCACGATGTGCCTCGGCGTCCTCGCGGGCTGGGACAAGAAGGTGAGCGCGCCGGAGACGGTGAGCGGCCAGCACAACACGCGCCGCGTGTTCATGGACGCCTCGCTGAACTTCGTGTGCACGAACCTGCGCAACCAGGCGGTCCTCGCGAAGGCGAGCGCGTAAGGAGGCGGGAACGATGGGCGCAAGGTTCAGGTGCGGCACATATGCCATACCGCAGGGGGCGACAGACTTCACCCTCACGGGCCTTGCGCTCCCGTTCACCCCGAAGACGGTTCTCGTCTCGGTGAGGATGCCCGATGCGGACGCAGACATCATATCGGCGTTCGTGTCGGGCGAACCCACATCCGCGGGGTTCCCCGTGGCGCTCTCCGCGCCAGCCGGGAGGGCGGGATACACGCTCGACTGGCAGGCGTTCGAGACGGACGAGCAGGCGTACGTGGACGGCGAATCGCTCGCCGTATCGTACACCGACCTGATGAAGGCGGTGGCGAGGTTTCTCGGCTACGACTACGACAGCCTGACGAACGCGCAGACGGAGGAGTGCGACTTCTGCGTCCAGAGCGGCGTGAGGAACTTCTACCGCCCTGCGGCTCTCGCGAGCCACGAGTGGGCGTTCCTCAAGCTCGACGGCGCGGTCCAGACGGCGGACGGGGTGGGGGACTACCTGCTCCCGTCCGGCTTCGGCAACATATCCGGGCAGCTGGCGTTCGACCCTGCGGAGCGGAAGCGGAGCGTGGTGGTGGTGCCCTACGGGGACATCGCCATGATGCGCCGCGACCTGCGCAGGGGAGCGCCGCGCTTCGCCGCGATAGTCTCGACCAACGTGATGGGAGGGGACGGGCAGCGCAAGCGGCTCCACCTCTATCCCACGCCGGACAGGGCGTACACGCTCTCGTTCCGGGCGGATGCGGACGAGGGGAAGCTGAACGCGACGAACCGCCCGTATCCGCTTGGCGGACACGCCTACGCGGAGCTGGTGCTGGAGTCGTGCCTGTCCATCGCGGAGCAGAGGGTGAACGACGAGGCGGGGCTGCACACGCAGAACTTCAACGCGATGCTGGAGGCGGCGGTGACGCGCGACTTCCGGCAGGGGGCGCAGGACTTCGGTTTCATGGGCGACACCCATGACTGGTAAAACGACAACACTCAAAAAAGGAGTATCTGAAAATGGCAGACAATTTCAATGCTGATGCGGTGCGGCTCGTGAAGCCGTACATCGACAAGGCGATCAAGGACGCGATCGACGGCGCGCTGGCGACGGCGCTCGCCGAGAACGGCGACATCGCCGAGGCGATTGAGGAAGCGGTTTCCACGCACGCGGCGCTCACGACCGGCGTACACGGCCTTACGTAAGGAGGCCGATGCGCAACGCCGTCAAGCAGCTGCGTTTTCCGATGCTTGGGGTAGGTGAGCACCTTTCATACGGCGAATCCACCTATCCGAGCGAAGAGCGCGCCTATGCGACCCCCGCCGCGAAGAACGTGCGGGGGGCTTGCGCATTCGGCGACAGGCAGCGGGGCGGCTCGCGCCCAGGGCTGAAGGCCCTCGACGGCGCGGTGGAGGTGGTGAACGGCGGGAGGTGGCTATGGCCCAACGGCGAGGCCGTGAAGTGGCCGAACGGGGACACGCTCACGTACTCCACCGTCACGCAGGAGCTGGTCGCACCCGACGGCTCCGTGATAATAGACCCTCATGAGCCGGTCGCGGCGCATTGTTCAAAGGGAGCCATCCCCAGCTCTCCATCTCTTTGCGCGATGTACCGCGACCGGCTTTTTCTTGCGGACGGCACGATGTGGTACTGCTCGCGGATAGGCGAGCACGGGGACTTCGACTACGGCGGGGACGGGGAGGACCCGGCGCGGGCGCTTTCCGGGAACTGCGCGACGGCGGGAAGGAAGGGCGAGGAGATAACGGCGTTCATGCCGGTGGACGACCACACGATGTTCGTGGCGACGGCGCGCTCCATGTGGGCGTTCCGCGAGGATCCGTCCGCCGGGCTGATGCGCGTGAGCGAGTTTACGGGGTGCATCGGCGCGAACGCGTGGTGCAGCACGCCGCAGGGCGTGGTGTTCGTTGGGCTTGACGGGGTGTACGGGATCGGCGAGCAGGGCGTGAGGCTCCTTTCGGGGCGGCTGCCGAGGTCGCTCGCGGGGCTTGACGGCGCGCTTCTCGGCTACGATCCGGAGGCGAAGGGGGTGCATATCTTCGGGGCGAAGGACGGCGACGAGTGCGACTGGTTCCTCGACCTCGACACGATGTCCTTCTGGCCGGTGGAGGTGCCGACGGGGATGCGCCCGGCGGCGATATGCCGGATATTGCAGGACGGCGTGGAGCGCGCGGCGCTCCGCGGAGCGGACGGCGCGTGGCGGACGTTCAGCGCGGACGAGGGGACGGACTGCGGCGAGGACGTGGAAAGCTCCGTGACCATCGGGCCGTTCCGCATCTCGGCGCGCGACGACCTGGACGGGATTCTCGACGAGCTTCGCGTGACCCTCGGCGAGGGGAGCGGCGAGGTGACGATAGGGGTGGCGACGGCGAAGACGGCGGAGGGCGCGGTGAAGGCGTCGGCCGTGGCGGAGGAGCAGTACGGCGGAGGCTACAACTTCACGCAGCGTCCGCGCAGGAGAGGGGCGTGGGGGTGCGTGAAGATATCGTCCACGGAGAGGTGGGCGTACGAATCGGTTTTGGCGACACTCAAGCAACTTGGGAGGTTGAGGTAATGGCAGACATGAAGATAGACGACGCGACGCGCGATTCGCAGGTGACGGGCGCGGAGCTGCTTCCGGCATCGGACGGCGGCGAGCCGAAGGCGGTCTCGACGGAGAAGATCAAGGACTACGTGCTGGCGCAGATCGCGGCGTTGGCGGCGGCGACGGGCGTGGACGCGGGCGCGGACAAGGTGTACATCCTGAAGGGCGGTGCGCTGAAGCCCGTGGCGGCGGCGACCCTCGCTGCGGCGGTGCTGGACGTGGCGTACACGCTCACGCAGATAGCGACCATCAACGGCAACGAGACGATAGCCGTGAAGGACGGCAACAGCGGAAGGAAGACGGCGACGCTCACGCAGCTGAAGACGTGGATCACGGACGGGCTTGCGACTGCGACGGCGCTCTCGACGCTCACGGCGACCGTCAACGGCAAGGTTGACAAGGTGGAGGGCAAGGGGCTTTCCAAGAACGACTACACGGACGTTGACAAGGCGAAGCTGGACGGACTGATGGGGAACGCGCAGGCGAACTGGAGCCAGACGGACTCGACGGCGGCGGACTTCATCAAGAACAAGCCGACCATCCCTACGGAGATGACCGTGGACAGCACGCTTGACACCACGAGCACGAACCCGATAGAGAACGGCGCGGTGGCTACGGCGATAGACACGATAGAGGACGCCCTCGACGACAGGCCGACGGACACGGAGGTGGCGGCGGCGCTTGCGGGGAAGGTTGACAAGGTGACGGGGAAGGCGCTCTCGAAGAACGATTTCACCGATGCGCTGAAGACGAAGTTGGAGGGGTTGCAGAGCGGGGCGGCGGAGTTCTTCTACTCCGAGCTGAACGAGGACGTAAGCCCGACGCAGTTCTACCCGTACAACCTTTCCACCCTGCCGAACGGGTGCGTGGGCATTTTGTACAACGCGCCGACATCTTCGCAGTACGGGAAGGTGGAGGCGGTGTTGCCGACGGGCGCGATGTACTGGCTGGAGTTCGCGAGCGACCCGGAATGGACAAGCCCCAACGATACGCCGCTCCTGCTCGACGAGGGGTACTACTACACGGTGAGGCGCATGGACATAGGCGGCGTGCCGAACTTCCTGTTCATGCAGAAGCTCCCCAACAACATAGAATAGGGAGGTAGGGCGAGATGGCAATGACGAGTGTCACCACAACGAGGCCGAACTCCTACGCGCCCGCCACCGAGCAGGAGCCGAGGATCTCCGGCTTCTACAGGAACGAGTACATGACGCTGACGTTCGGCGAGTACTCCGGCAGGCCGAGCGACTTCATCGACTTCCACAAGAGCGACCTCGTGTACTTCCTTGCGGACGGGTGGAAGGTGGACGCGGTGCTGGCGAAGGGCGAGGGCGGCAAGTGGACGGTTGAGGCGAGGGCGCTCGCCGCGCAGAACGCCGAGAGCGTGTCGCGGGAATATGACGCGGTGAAGAACCCGGACGGCACTACGAAGACCCCGGCGAGGGGGACGACGGAATCGGCGAGCGTGGGGGCGACGGCGAACACGCAGGAGGGCGGTCCGTACTGGTTCGTGTGGTCGAAGGTGCGGCTCGTGCGGAAGCGGTTGCAGGGCGACCTCGTGACGGACTGGATGATGAAGCAGCTCGTCGGGAACTACAACGAGGGGCGGCGCTTCAACAGCGAGCGCTACGATGAGCTTTGCCGCCTGTACCTCTCGATGCTGGAATCGACGCAGGGGTGGGTGAACAACACGAACGCGGCGAGCGTGATGCCGGACGCGATGCTTGCGCTGGAGAACGGGATAGCCGAGCAGATGAGGGCGATACCGCTGCCCGAGGCCGACGACTTGAGCGAGGTATCCACGAAGATGGACGACCGCATGGCGGACTGGCTTGCGGCGAGGGCGGCGGAGATCAACCGGCAGTTCGACGTCCGGCTTGAGCAGGCGAAGAGCCAGATGGTGACGAACGGCACGTACAACAGCGTGGTGTGGCCGGGCGTGGCGAGCGGGATAGAGCGCGACAGGCAGTACGCGCTGAACAGCCTGAAGGACGCGCTCGCCGACCTCGAAAGCAACCTCGCGGGCGTGAAGGCGCGGCTGTTTGACGCGAAGGTCTCGCTGTACGAGGCGCAGCAGCGGCGCGAGAGCACGATTGTGGAGATGCGCATGGGAATCAAGAACGCCGCCGCGAGGCTGACGGACGACATACTCAAGAACCGCATCAACCTCATCGACATCAGGAACGGCGTGGCGAAGCTGATGCTGGACTTCATGGAACGGCGCGAGGACGACTACCCCGACCTCGAGACGATACTCGACACCGTCACGCGGCTTGACAACGAGACGGTGTACGCGGGGACGAGTGCGTCCGAGCCGGGCGGACACAACACGCCGACGGTCCTGCCCGACCCGACCTTGCCGACGATGCCGGACACAGGAGTGACGGCATGGCGATAAGCAGCGGCGGGAGAAAGAAGTTCAAGCGTCTCTACGGCACGCCGGAGAAGTATGCGCCCGGCACGATAGAGGCGAATACGGACTCCTACGACGCGAAGGGACGCAAGGTGCTGGCGGGGACGCGGGACATGAACTCGCTCGCCGGTATGCCCGACACGCACAGGCTCAACGGCGGATGGGGCGCGGACCACGAGGGGCGGCTTGAGAACAGGCGCGGCAACACCTTCACGAGCGGCGAGGAGATCGCCGAGGGGGTGAAGTCGCGGTGGAAGACGAAGGAGCAGCGGAGGGCGGAGCGCGGGCTGAAGGGGCTTCTGCGCGACAAGAGGCGCAAGAGGCTGAAGGACCCGCACGAGGAGGACGACATCGGGAAGGTGCGGCTCAAGAAGGGCGGCGCGCTGGATTTCGTGGATGCGCACCTGAAGCGCGACGGGAGCCTTGCGGTGGCGACGGATGGGCTGTGCCTGAAGGGCGAGGACCAGGGGAGCCGCACCACGATGAGCGAGACGAACCGCTACGTGTACAGCGAGGTGGAGAGCACGAAGAAGTGGCGCAGCGTGGAGGAGGTGGCGCAGGACGTCAGGGGCGTGCTCGGCGGCGGGATGTTCGCGTGGGACGCGGCGAGGCGGAAGATGGGGCCGGGCGGCGTGATGGTGGGGCGGCAGTGGGTGGAGGCCACGAACACGGGCGTGAAGGGCGCGGGGACGTACTACGTGAAGGTGACGTTCGGCGCGAACGGGGGCGTGACGGCGGAGGTGACGGACACGGGCGGCGCGAGGTCGGACACGGTATGCTACATACCGATCTACACGATAGCGTCGAACGGGAAGATAGAGGCGGACAGGCGCGGCGCGTTCGTTGTGCCGTGCTGGGAGTAGGGGCAAGACGCATAGGAGAGCGGAGGATATGCTCAATTCGGCGGCAGACTACAGGTGCGTGGACGTGACGGGGCTTTCGGGCTTCATCACGGGCGACCCGCTGCCGAGGCGCGACAAGAAGGGCGACGGCTCTTGGCGCGCGATGAAGTACGAGGACTTGCTCTTCTTGCAGGAGGCGAGGGAGGAGCGGCGGCTCTGCGCGCAGAGCGCGCTACCGGCAAAGGCAAGCCCGAAGGGGCGCGTGTTGAGCTGGAGCGTATTTAGTGATGCGTTTCCAACCGGCTCGATAGACTTCAGGAGCCAGACGGAAAGCGGCGGTTTTTTCATGGATGCCGACGTTGCCATACCGACGGCGGTGACGACCTGCTCAACGAACGAGAACCCGTATGCGATAGCCATGCCAGGGGCGTTCTCGACAACGTATAACGATTACGTTCCTGAATATGAGCCGCTTTCGTGGAAGAAGCCGGTGGGCGACCTTGCGCTCGGCAACGTGGACGATGTGCGCAGGGCGTACTACAACGTACAGGAGCAGACGCGCTCCATCATCTATGCACCGAGTTGGTACTATGGCACGATTACGGCGACGCTTGTCATACACCACAACGACGGCACGAGCGAGACGGTAGATTACAGCGACGCACAGGTGGCTTACGAGTTCATACACACCAACCGTGGCCGTACGAATTATCTGCACGCCACGTGGACGCCGCCCGCAAACCTTGGGCGGTTCGTGTTCGCGAGGAGCGCGACGCTGTTGATATGCCTGATATGTAATGGCGGCAACGGGGATGCCTACGATTTGATCCCGTTCCACTGCACGGTGACGAACGGACTTGTGGCGATGCCGCAGATAGACTTCGCGACGCTCATTTCGGACGCCTGCACGCGGCATGGGATTCCGTATTACGCGACAGACCCCGGATACATCGAGTCGAACGTCAGCGGTAGCGTCTGGTTCAGCAGGATGTCGCTGATAATCGACCATGACTTTCCGGCGGAGGTGGAGTCGCTGAACTGGAACTGGGAGCCGGAGGGTCGGCAATAGCGGAAGACGCGGAAAGGAGACAAGGAAATGGCGAGAGACTACGACAACCTGATATGCCCGCACTGCGGGAAGCGCTACGGCGGGAGCTCGTTCGGTTCGGGAGGGTTCGGCGGGCTTCGCGGAGGCTACGCCGAGACGGACAGGCTTCGCGAGAGCGCGGCGGCGCAGTCGCGCAACCCTTCGCTCACGACGTGGGGCGGGATACGCCAGCGGCCCGGCACGGGGCCGCGCACCACGAGCGAGGGGACGCGGAACAACGGGAGGTTCGGGATGGCGTACACGGAGGACCGCTTCGGCAGAAGGAAGTACCTTTAAGGAAGGAGGCGAGAAATGGCGATAGGAAAGAAGAGGGGCGGGAGCGCCCTTGGGATAGGCGCGACGGGGGACGCGAAGAGGAACGCCCGGCGGCAGGCGGCGATAGCGCTTGCGCAGAAGGCGGCGAGCGAGAACCAGGCGGGGAACCGCCAGCTCGAGACGGCGAGGGCGAGCGCGAGCGCGTCGCTGGTGTCGGCGCACGCGCCGTCGCGGCTGGGCGAGAGGCAGGCGCACGAGAGGTCGATGCAGGAGGCGCGGTTCGGCGAGGCGGCGAAGCAGCGGGACTGGCAGGGGACGCAGAGCGCGCTCGACAGGGCGTGGAGGTCGAGCGAGGCGGCGCTTGGGCGCGAGTGGCAGGGGGAGCAGGCGGACAGGACGCGGCAGTTCCAGCACGAGGAGACGGAGCTTGGGCGGCGGTACAGCGCAGACCAGGCGCAGAGGGACCGCGACCTGCGGGAGCGGATGAACAACGCGGGGCTGCAGAACCAGTTCCTCATCAACGCGGCGAACCAGGCTTCGGCGGACAGGCGCGCGAGGGAGCAGCTGGCGTCGGCGGAGCGGATACAGGCGCTTCGCAACGAGGGCATAGCCGGGAAGGCGGCGGCGGACAGCGACTACAAGCTTCGGCTCCAGGCGCTGAAGAACGAGGGGGCGGTGGCGAAGGAGAACGCGTCCGGCGCGGTGAAGCTGGCTCTCGGCGAGCAGAAGGGCATGTACGGCATGGGCCGCGACGCGGCGAAGTATGCGCATGAGCTGGAGCTTCGCGGGATAGACAACGAGGAGTGGAGGCGGCGTCAGGAGTTCACCGACCGAATCAGGAGCGAGCAGGAGGAGCGCGCCGAGGGCAGGCGCAGGTTCGCCGAGGACGAGAAGCTGGTGAACGCGGGTACGCACGAATGGGGCTACACGCCACAGCAGCAGCAGACGATAGACGAGCTTTGGCAGACGTACGACGATGCGCTTGAGAGCGGCGAGGCGGACGAGGACGACCTGAAGGAGATCGAGGCGCAGATACAGGAGAAGATAGCCGCCATCCCGAAGAGGGCGATAAGGCGCACGGACGCGAAGGCGCAGTTCAGCGAGAACACCTTCACGGACGACGCCGGGCGCGTGTTCACGCGGGACGGCAAGCTCCAGTTCGACCCGGAGGCGAACGCCGCGAAGCGCGAGGATGCGCTGATGAGGCGCGCGGACAGCTACGAGCTTTCGCTCCGCAAGCCGTACACCGTGACGGAGCAGACGGGCGTGGACATGAGCGGCAACCCCGTGTACCAGAAGAGGACGATGATGCGCAGCGAGGAGGAGATAGCCGCGATGATGCGGCAGAAGTTCCCGTCGCTGTATCCCGCGCAGGAGCCCGCGCCGGAGGCTGGGGCCGGAGGGGACGCGCAGACGGAGCTGTACGCCGACCTGCGGCAGGGCTTCACCGACCCCAACTCGCAGACGGAGCTGTTCGACCGCTTCATAGCCGAGGAGACGAAGGCGGGAAGCACCACGGAGCAGGCGCTGGAGAGCTTCGGCGCGACCCTTGCGGAGCTTGGCGTGGAGGAGGGGAGCGGGCAGTACAACGCGCTGATGGCGCAGTTCCGCGCAAGGCTGGGCGACCAGCTCGACGGCAGGGGCGCGGCCGGGGCGCAGAGCTTCGACATCAACGCGCCGGTGAGCAGCCCGGCGGACGCGAGGAAGAAGTGGAAGTCCCGCAGGGATTGAGATAGGAGGACGGCAGAGTGAAGCGCACGAACCTGATGACGGCGGGCGGCGAGGAGTACAACATCGCCGACGACGAGATGGAGCAGTTCAAGACGGACTTCGGCGGCGAGGCGAAGCATGCGCAGAAGTTCCGCGTGGGGGAGGACACGTACACCATCGGGGACGACGAGGTGGATGCGTTCAAGGCGGACTTCGGCGACAGGGCGGAGGCGCTCCACGGGGTGACGTTCGCGAACGGCGAGACGCGGCACATGACCGTTGGCGAGATGTCGGAGTTCCTGCGGAGCGACGAGTGGCTCAACGGCGAGAGGTACGCGGCGGACAGGGAGGCGGCGCGGGCGGACACGGAGAACAAGGTGCGCGTGGCGAACGCGGGGAACGAGCCGGGATCTCCGCTCATGGAGGGGGTGAAGGAGGTCGGCAGGCGCATGTTCTCGACGGAGGGCATACGCGAGGGCGGCGAGGAAAGCGTACTTGCGAAGCCGTACGCCTACGCGAACGACCTTGCCAACTCGCTCGTGAAGGGACTGCTCGGCGGCTCTGCGAAGATAACGGAGGGTGTGGGGACGCTCACGGGCATAGACGCGGTGAAGGACGCGGGGCGCGCAGACCAGCAGATGCTTGAACGCAACCTCCCGACGGACATGCTCGACACTTCGGGCGGCGGCGTGGCGAACAAGGTGCTTCAGACGGGCAAGAGCGTTGCGGCGGTCACTGGCGAGTTCGCCCCGGCGGCGATTCCAGGCGTTGGGCAGGCGTATGCGGCGTCCGTCGTAGGCGCTGGCGCGGTGAACAGGGCGGACGCGGTGTTCGACGAGGCGGTCGCGAACGGGGCTTCCGTTGCGGAGGCGACTTCGCTTGCGGCGGGGGCCGGAGCGGTGGACGCGCTCGGCAACATGCTTCTCATGGGGAAGTTCAAGGGCATCTGGGGCGGCGCGCAGAAGAGCGCGGCGGATGCGGTGAAGCAGGGCGTGGTGCGCAAGCTCCTGGGCGAGACGGCGAGGACTGGCGCGATCATGGGCGCGCAGGCCGGAGCGGGGAACGCGATAGACCAGATGGCGAAGGCGCAGGACTTCTCGGCGGGGGAGATGGCGGAGGCGGCGCTGGACGGGTTCATCGAGGGCGGTATGTTCCACCTCGTGAACACGGGGATGCACGCGGCGGTGCGGCCCAACTGGCAGACGAAGCCGAAGGGGATGTCGGAGAGCGCGGCGCGCGAAGCGCTGGACACGGCGGAAGGGCGCGCGCTCGTGGCGAGCAACTCGCCGGAGGCGGCGAAACGGCTGATCGAGGCGCGAGAGAAGGGCGGCGACGTGAGCCGAAAGATGCTCCGCGACATGGGCATACCCGATTCGGTAGCGCCGACGGTGGCCGACAGGAACGCGCTCGGCGACGCCATCGCGGCGGACTACGGCGCGTACAAGGAGGCCGTGACGCAGATAAAGCGCACGAAGCTGGACGGCCAGCAGTACCAGGCGCTCTCGGAGGAGATCGCGGGGCGGCTCGGCGGAGAGCAGGGCGAGGACTACGGCAAGGTGGTGATGGACGTCCTCGGCGAGATCAAGGACGCGAAGGAGCTGGACGATCCGTACAGGCGCGAGGAGCTTGTGGCGAAGGCCGTGGAGCGGCTTTATGCGGGCGAAAACGCAAGGGCGGAGACCGATGCGGCGGCGAAGCGTGCGGAGAGCGAGGCACGCAAGGAGGATGCGGAGGCGGCGTTTGGGTCGAAGGAATTTGAGGAGCAGACGAGGGCGAGAGATGAACGTGAGGCGCAGAATCGCGCAGAAGGGGGCGTAGAGGGCGCAGGAGCGCGAGGAGAGATTGAGACGGGCAAGGAGAGGGGCGTAGCGCCGGAGCGCGTGGAGGGCGTTTCTGAAGGGGATATGAGCAAGACTCCTACGAGAGAGGGCGCGGAGGGCGCGCCTACGCCGGAGGGCGAGTCAGCCAAGCTGACGCCGGAGGAGGCGGCCGCCGCGAGGAAGAAGGGCAAGAAGGTAAAGCCGGAGGATGTGCAGGAGCCGCCAAAGGCGGAGGAGGCGGGAGCGCCGCAGGCGGAAGCCGAGCCGACATCAAAAATTGACGGGGGTGCTCAAAATCTGACGAGCGGGAAGAAGAAGGGGAAGGCCGACCACCTGAACAAGGGCTACACCTACGAGGACTACGGAGAGCTGCCGAACACGGACGAGGCCACCGCCAAGACCAATCCTGGGGGCACGGGCGATGTTATCGGCGCGCAGCTTCTGCGCTACGCAAAGGAGAACGGGCGGCTCCTGTACGTGCCGCAGACGAAGGACGACCCGCTTTGGGACTGGTACCAGAGCTTCAAGGACGGAAACGCTCGCAAGAACAGGCGCGCGGACTGGATTGCGCTTTTCGGGATGAATGAGAAGAAGGGGCGCAACGACAACCTGCTGAACGAGATGGGCGACCCCGCGCTTGCGGAGTACCTGAAGGGCGTGGTGGAGAAGGCCAGCGGCGACATGGGCAAGGTGCCGGAAATGTTCCTGGAGGCGAAGCGCAAGTACAGCGAGTGGGTGGCGAAGAGGCGCGCCAACGACAGGCAGGCGAAGACCGACCGCAAGGCGGAGGACGAGGCGTTCGCAAGCGAGGCGGCGGAAAGGGCGGAGGCGCAGGCGAAGGCGGACGAGGCGCGGCCGGACGGCGAAGGGCGCGACATCCGCCAGCCCGACGGCTCCATCATCAACGACCAGACGGGCGAGGTGCAGTTCTCGAAGAACCCCGACTACTCGCCGCTGAAGCCGGAAGCGAAGGGCGCGAAGGAGGGCAGGAACGCGAAGTTTGGCTGGGAGATGGGCGAGGAGGCGAAGCCTGCGGAGAGGACTGAAGCGAAGGAGCCTCCGAAGTCTCCAGAGCAGGAGATAGAGGAGCGGCTTGACCTGAAGCGGCTCGATCCGAAGAGGCGGAGCGACCCGAAGGTTCTTGAATGGGCGAAGAAGAGCGGGCGCACCGTGACGGACGGTATGGTGACGCCTGATGCCGTCCGCGCCTACGACGAGGCCATGACGGAGCAGGCGGCGAAGGCCGTGAACAAGCGGTGGTTCCCGGACATGAAGATCGTCACGCACAAGTACGGCGAGAAGATCAAGCGCGGGGTGCACGTGCTGGAGGAGAAGATCGTAGACCCCGAAACAATCGCCGAGCTGGAGAAGGACACCGTCTCGCGCCTGCGCTCGATGCAGTTGCGCGACGGAAAGCTGTACCCGCCGATGGCGGGGAAGGTCAAAAGCGGCGAAAGCGGCAAGGCCGAATGGCAGGAGCCGTCAGAACCAGGAATCTGGTATCGCGCGGACGAGCATCCAGAACTTCTCGACAAGAACGGCAAGTTCACGCTCGTCAAGGGCAACGGAGAGACCATAAAGGCCGCGTACAATCCGTACTGGCACATGAGCAAGACAGCGCTCAACGACCAGTTCTCGTCGGCATACAAGCGCCCAGAGCTTGTGACGGTTGAGGTTTCCGCGCCGCGCTCGGAGGCGGAGGCAAAGCGAGGCGAGGGATATTGGGCGACAGGCGCGAAAGACCCCGTTGGCGAACATGACTGGCCGAAAGGCCCGGTGAGCAGTCAGCTGGCGAAGGCCGGAGCGCCCGCGCGCAAGGTCACGCTCACGCGGCACAACAAGATCGTCCGCGTACTATCAGCGGAAGAGGTGGCCGACCGAATCAAGACCGAGATTGACGCATGCCCTCGCAAGGATGCGCAGGTGGAGGTTCCGTTCAACTGCGTGACGCCGCAAGTGCGAGATGCGCTTGTTGCGCGCGGCGTGAAGATCGGCAAACCGGCGCGGCTTTCCGGCAAGGCCTTGAAAGAGGCAACCGAGGCGTACAACAAGTGGAAGGCCGAACGCGAAAGCATCAAAAGGCTCCCGTCTGAATGGAGTGCACCGAGAGATGTGAAAAGCGTTAGCGAAGCAGTAGAGGCCGTAAAATCTGCTGGCATCGTGAACAAGCCGCTCAACAATGAGGCTCTTGGCATTAGAAACGCAATCGTGACAGGAACCAACCTCTCAAAGATGCAGAGCGAGAAGGCTACCAAGAAATCGGTCTCGCCTAGGCTTCATGCTCTTGCCGTTGCGAATGTAGATCGTCTTTTTGAGACCGCTTTTGAAGATGTGACCCACCCAGATACACACGGACGCAAGGAGGTTGTTCAGACGCATCGGCTAGGTTCCCTGATGAAAGACCCTCTTACTGGTAGATATGAGCCTGTTATGCTTACTGTTCTTGAGTATGCGAAACACGGTAATCGCATCTACACGGTAGAAGCTGTTGACGTTATGAAATACAGAACTCCCGCAGGGCAGTTGGTGGATTCGGCATTACCCGCTATCACACCCCGATTGCAGGAGTTGGTGCGTAAGGTATCACAACGCGCCGAAAAAGTCAATGGGGGTTCTGAAATAAACTATCTCCGCGACACGGCGGGGAACACGCTTGGGTGGTTCGACCCGAAGTCGAAGGAGGTGCATCTCCTGCCCGGAGCAGACCCGCAGACGGTGGCGCACGAGATAATGTGGCACGGGACGCGCCAATGGGCTACGGAGCGGGCGGCGAAGGGCGACGCGAGGGCGCAGAAGCTCCTCGACAGGATGCGCGAGGTGGAGGACGCGGTGGACAAGGCGGCCCCCGGAAGCGCGCTGGCGAAGCTCCGCGAGGCGATAGTGCGCACCTACACGAAGAGCGGCCCGATGCCGAAGGACGCGCTCCTCAACGAGTTCGGCGCGTTCTTCACGATGAAGAAGGGCGGCAAGGCGCTTGAGGACGCGATGCGCACGGCGGAGGGGCGCAACTGGTTCGCGAGGGGGCTTCACGCCGTGAAGGAGATGTACAAGGACTTCCTGACGCGACACGGCAGGAACCGGGTGGACATCTCGAAGGTGGACGGCATGACGCGGGACCAGTTCGTGGACTGGCTCGCGGAGCAGTTCGCGGGCGGCAAGACGCTCGGCGAGATCAAGGAGGCGAAGCCGACCGTCTCGATGGAGGAGACGGCGCTCCAGAAGGTGCGGCGCAAGACCTACGACCAGAACGCGGCGGTGCGCGACCTCCAGCGCGACATCGAGAAGAAGAAGGGCGTGAAGATAGCCGAGGCGGACGACGTGGAGATGGCGAACGCGCTGAAGTACGGGCTCAAGGAGGCGGCGAACATCGACATCCAGGGGAGGATGAAGGAGCTGCGGGAGTCGCTTGCGAAGGGCGGCATCCACTTCGCCGACCTGGAATACTACGCCGCGTGCAAGGCGGCGGCGGGGCGCGACGCGAAGATCGACAAGCGCAACCTCGACAAGCTGGAGGCCGACATGAAGGCCGAGGGAGCTACGCCTGACGAGATAGACGCGGCAAAGGCGGCGTACCGCTCGTCCAACGGCTCGCACATCGACCCGCGCGAGGCGAGGCGCGTGGTGGACGAGATCGAGAACGGCCCCGACGCGGCGAAGTACGCGGACGCGTACAGGAAGCTGCGCGAGACGATAGACGAGACGCTGAAGGTGCAGGAGGACGCGGGGCTGATCAGCCACGAGCAGGCGGCGGCGTGGCGCGCGGAGGAGCCGTGGTACGTGCCGTTCAAGAACGAGTACGACCCGGAGGGCGGCGGATGGGCCGGGCGCGGCACGCGCCGCGACTTCACCGCGCCGGAGCACCACATGGCGAAGGGGCGGCAGAGCGCGGCGGGAGACATCATCGCGCACGTGTTCATGGACCACCAGGCGGCGAGGCACAGGGCGATAGAGAACGCCGTGCGGCAGAAGCTGGCGAGGCTCGTGAGGGCGAACCCGGAGATAGGCACGGTGGAGAAGCTGCGCGCCGACGCGGTGAAGGGGCTTGAGGCGGAGAACCCGAACGTGGTGACGTTCAAGGAGAACGGCGAATCGTACGCGATACGGCTGAACGGGACGCGGGGCGAGGCGGTGGCGAACGCGTTCACCCAGCGCAACCAGGTGAAGACGGGCTGGGCGGACAAGGGGTTCGAGGTGTTCGGCAAGAAGATATCGTTCCGCAACTTCTCGCAGGTCTCGGCGGGTCTCGCCACGCGGTATTCGCCGACGTTCATGATCCGCAACTGGACGAAGGACAACATCGAGCTTGCGAACATCGTCTACTCCGAGCGCGGGGCCGTGGAGGGGACGAAGTGGATGGCGCGGTACGCGAAGGGGTACAAGGAGAACACCGCCGCGCTGATGAAGTACGCATTCACGGGGAAGTACGACGCCACCACGGCGGCGGGGAAGCTCATCGAGCGGTACGTCAAGGCCGGTGGGCTGATAGCAGGAGGCGTGAGGGCGGAAGGCTTCGAGGGCATCAAGAAGGCGCTGGACCCGAAGGCGATAGAGAAGGAGTTCGCGGCGCAGCTGAAGGGCGGCAGGTCGCGGGTGGTCGCGGCTGGCAAGGCCACGCTCAACGGCATAGCGGCGCTGAACGAGTTCGCGGAGATGGCGACGAGGCTGAACGTGTTCGCGGCGGAGGTGGCGGGCGGCAAGAGCGACGCGGCGGCGGCGCTGTTCGCGAGGCGCGCGACGGTGGACTTCAACCGCCACGGCGACTGGACTCCCGCGACCAACATGTTCCGCCTGTTCTCGAACTCCACGCTCGGCGCATCGGCGCGCGCGGCGGCGGCGCTCGGCAAGTCGAAGTACGGGCGGCGCGCGGCGGCGGCGTTCTTCGCGTGGGGCGCGGCGAACGCGGTTCTCGACCGCTGGATGAACGGGGACGAGGACGAGCGGCGCAAGAAGACCGGCGAGGCCACGGGCAAGGACATGAGCGAGTTCGAGCGCAAGACCTCGCTCGCCTACGTGCGCAGCGGCGACAAGGTGTACAGGATCGCGCAGCACGAATCGCCGTTCTCGCTGATCAAGTACGCGGGGGACTGCACGGCGCGGTGGCTGATGGGGGAGATCGACGGCAAGACGTTCGCGAAGAACCTCGGCGTGGAGGCGGCGGAGATCGCCTACATGTTCCTGCCGTTCGGCAGCGCGAACCTCACGGCGCGGAGCGGGAACGTGGAGGATAACGTCAAGGCGGCGATAGTGTCCACGATGCCGACGGTGCTCCAGCCGCTCCTTGAGATCGGCACGGGCATCGACTACAAGGGCGACGAGGTGTACAGGAAGCTGTTCGACGCGAACGACTCGCGGTCGCACAACGGCAAGACGCACACGCCGGACGTGTACAAGAGGGCGGCGGAGGGGCTTCAGGAGGCGACTGGCGGGAACGCCGGGAACCACAGGGGGTTCGACGTGCCGCCGGAGGCGCTCCAGAAGCTCGCCGAGGGGTACGGCAAGAACCTGCTGCGCGACGTGACGGCGGTGTGGAGCTTCGCGAAGGCGGTGGCGGAGGGCGACCTCTCGTCGCTGGACCCGCGCAACACGCCCGTGAAGCGCGACTTCGTGCGTCCACTGGACGGCAACACCAGCCGGTACTACGACGCGATGGAGAGCTACAAGGAGGCGCGGCACGAGTTCCTGAAGATGCGGGAGACGCGCACCGTGGAGGAGAACAGGGAGTTCGTGAAGGCGCACCCGTGGGCGGACAGCACCGAGCCGAACAAGCTCATAGCCGAGATCAACGAGCTCCAGAAGATGGAGAACGGCTACGTCAAGACGGGCAAGAAGGGCCAGTGGCGCAAGGCGGACAAGGAGCCGCCGGAGGATCGCAAGGAGAGGTGGCACAAGCGGAGGCTTGAGCTTCAGGCGCGGTTCCTTGAGGTCTACGAGAGGCACGGCGGCGCGAGGTAGGCTTCGCGGCGGCCTTCGCGCGCGCGGCGGGCGGGGGCGGCGGGACGTCCTTGAGCATCTCGCGCTGGAAGTAGTACGCCAGCTCGTAGATGCGCTGCGCGGCCATGCGGCGCGTGCCGCAGAAGTGGAATGGGATGCGGTAGCGCACCTCGAAGGCGGTTATCATGCCGACGGCGGCGCGCGGGAGGAGCATGGAGCGGTATTTGCCCGTGCGGAGATCCACCTCGCTCGCCTCGACCACCACGGCGGCGTACTGGAAGGAGCAGAGGCGTTCCAGCTCGCGCTCGAAGCGCTCGTGGCCGTGCGTGATGGTGCCGACGAGGTCGGCGAGGGACTTGCGCTCGACGGCGAACTGCGACTCGTAGCCCTTGATGGAGTAGTCGCCGGAACGCAGGGTGCCGCGTTCGACGGTGACGAAGGGGAACTGCGAGAAGTCGAGGGGCGTCTGCTCGCGGGTGTCCTCGATGATCGTGAGGGTGGAAAGGCGGTCGATCTCCATCAGATGAACTCCGTTTGTATTTCCTGGGCGGCGGGTTGCGTGGCGGGCTGCGGGGCGGCTGGGCCGTAGACGTACAGCTGCCGTCCGTTGCCGTGGCCGGACGTGGTGCGCGTGACGGCGAGGCCGAATGCGGCGGGGTCTTCGCGGACGGCCTTGAACGCGGCGCGGAGGCGGCGGCGTGTTGCGATGCCCGTGGCCTTGCAGGTGTCGGCGTCGGCGTCGTAGATGTCGCGTCCGGGGGTTGGGTGCGCGGCGAGGTAGGCGGCGAGGGTCCGGGCGTCGTCGTCGGCGGAGGTCCCCGCGCCCTCGGCGGTGAGGTTCAGCGCGGCCATCAGCTCCGCCTTGCGCTCGTCGGAGGGCTCCGCCCAGTAGTGGCGCGCGCCCGTGCCGCCGGACGAATCGCCGCCGCCCCAGACGAGGAAATGGCGGTGCGCGCCGCCTACGACGTCCCAGCCGAGGCCTGCGCCGTTCTTTCCGGCGGTGAGCATGATGGCGTCGGTGGTGCCGGGGACCTTCATGGCGGTGATGAAGGACCGCCCCCAGTTGGTGATGTACGAGGAGCCTGCCGCCTGGTACTCCGGCATGGCGCTCTTTATCCAGCCCTTCAGCTCCGTCTCGTTCGGCGGCTTTGGGGTGTGATGTACGATGAGAGCGCCGATGCCGTACTCGCGGAGGATGGAGCGGAGGCCGCGCGTCTCCTTCGTCTGGCCCGTCATGCCGCCGGAGAGGAAGCCGGAGACGACGTCCTGGCGGTTCATGTCGCCGCCGAGGAAGTCGAGGAGGGGGTTTATCACGATGACGTCGGGGGTCTCGTCCGCGCCGACGAGGGCGAGGCGCGCGGAGAGGGCGTCGAGGAAGGTGGAGCCGGTGAGGCCCGTGAAATCGGCGAACATCACGGAGGCGGCGGCCTCGCGCCAGTAGGCTTCGCGCTCCTCGTGGGACTGGTCGCCGAGGTCGGCCACGTCGGCGGCGACGAGGCCGGAGACGATGTCCTCGCGGTCGATGGAGACGCGGTCGTCGCTGTCCTCGGACTGGATGATCCACGTGCGGAGGGGACGCCACGCCTCAAGGCCGGAGAAGGGGCGGGCGTGGAACATGGAGATGGCGAACTGGAGCGCCCAGATGGACTTGCCCGTCCCGGCGGTGGAGACGAGGAAGGCGGAGCCGCCGCGCTCAAGCCAGCGTCCGCGGACGAGGATGTTGGGGTTCTCGCTTTCCGGGACGACGGCGGGGAACTCGGCGAGGGAGCGGAGCCAGGGCGTGGGGCTCTCCGGCGAGATGTCGCCGTGCGCCATCCGCTCGGCGCGGAGGAGGGAGATGAACGCATCGGCGTCCAGCCCCTGGGTGGTGACGGAGGCGGGGGTGACGGGGGCGACTGCGGGCATGGCGGCGGACTCGAAGCGGAGACGCCCGGCGAGATCGGGGAACGCGGCGGAGAATGCGCTTTCTGACATTTAGAGGGGGATTCCTTTCTGCCGCGCTTCGGCGCGGCGGCGTTCGCGGAACGCGGCGGCGAGGGCCTTGCCTTCCGGCGTGGGGCCGTAGAGGCGGAAGTTCAGGTGCGAGAGCGCGACGTAGACGGACGCAGGGTTGAGGTCGCTCCAGATGCCGTCGAGCAGCACCATCTCCTCAAGCGCCTTGCGCGACTGGCCGATGCTCCACGAGTAGGGGGTGTTGACGAGGAGTTCCCCCGCCAATTCGCCTTCCGTGATTCCGTTGAGCCTCAACGCCATGCCGGTTCTCCTTCCGCTAGTCCTCGTCCGTCTCGTTCCACATGAACCACGCGGCGAGCATTGGCCACGCGAAGATGGCGAGGGGGAGGGTGACGATCCCTGCGGCGAGGCCGAGGGCGGCGTTTGCGAGCTTGCGGTGTCTGATGTTCAT